GGTTGCTGCTGATAGTGGTGCTTTTGCTCCTAATACTGCTGCTACTAGTTGCGATTATGCGGTTGGTTTAAAGAACTGGTACGGTTCTATCATTCATTCTATCCAGTGCGAATGGAACGGTGTCACTGTGACGCAACAAACAAATTTCCAAGGTCTCTGGAATACTTTCAAATTGATGACCACTCTCTCTTATAATGACATCCTCACGCAAGGGAGTGCAATTGGATTTTATCCTGATGACGCTTTATCAGTTGTGTTTAATGCTGCTGCTAGTGTCAATGGTATTGGTTCTTGCTTTACCCAAAATGGTCTTACTGTTCCTGTTGTTACCGGTGCTTTGAATAGTTACAATACTGGAAACATTGGATTTTTCAAGCGACAGCAGTTTATAAATTATGACCCTGCTGGACTTACTGCTCCTGCAAGTGATGCTTGGAGCACGCTCTTATCTGCAAATAGCGCTGCGACAGCGTATAAGAGTTATGTTTTTACCAAAGTTAATGGTGTCAATAATACGTCTCGTGGAGTTTTTCAAATTGCAATCAATTCGATTGTTCGCATGAAACATTTACATCATCTGTTTGAAACGATGCCCTTACTAAAGGGGGTATACCTAAAAATTACGCTTCAATTAAATAATTCCAGTGTTACTTTTAGTTCTGCTGGTGCTGGCGGCAATTTAACTATTCAAAGCGTCAATTCTGGGGTCGGAGGTGTAATTCCTATTCAAATCGCTTCGGCGGCCGCCGGCAACGGTGCTGTTGCTGCTTTTGGTTATGTTGGTAACTATACATGCTCTCTAGCGGTCGGTGCTACCTGCTTGAATTCTGCCCAGACTGCGATTGCTGGCGTTGCTCAATCTTCGCTCGCTCGTAGTATTACTCTTAACGTCCCGTCGTATGTGATGTCTCCATCTTTTGAGACAGCATATTTGTCAGCACAGGTTAAAACTATTGAGTATGAAGACATTTATCAATATCAAGTGCTAGGGGTGAATGCTGCTGCACAATTTAATTCTCTTATCACAAATGGTATCAGTAATGTTTCAAAAGTGCTTGTACTCCCTTATTTTACTACTGCGGCAAACGGCGGTGTCAATCCTCTTTACTCACCCTATGATTCTGCTGGGTCGGGTGTGACTTCGCCTTGTTGCATCCTTACCAATTTTCAAGTTGTCGTTTCTGGACAAAATGCTCTCTACAACACTCAAAAGTATTCTTACCAGCAATTTATGGAGCAACTCACCGGATGTGGGTCCGTTAATGGTAACGAAACTGATGGATTATGTTCTGGTTTGATATCTCTCCTCGATTTTGAGACTGCATACAACTACTATTATGTCGATGTTTCTCGCATGTTGGAGATTGAAAAGAGTGTCCCAAAAAGTATTTCTATACAGGGACAAAATTTAAGTGCTAAGGCGATTGACCTGATTGTCTTTGTGAGTTACTCCCAGACCATAAAATGTGATGTGCTTACAGGAAATAGACTGTAAATAGCGTTGCACCTAATATAATATCAATTTAAATTAATTTAAAGATAATTAATTAAAGTAATAAAATGGAAGACAAACTCAAGAGACTTAAAGATGAACATTTTGAAGACCTCAAAGGATTTGAATGTTTTTACATGATAAATAAGAATGGAGATTTGTGGAGTAAAACTCAATTAAGAATTTGTAAAAGACAAATAAATGATAGTGGATATCAACATTATGTTTTAAAAAATGGTTATATTTCAAAAGCATTAATTCATCGTCTCTTATCAATTCAATATATTCCAAATCTAGAAAATTTACCGGAGGTAGACCATATTGATAGGAATAAGTTAAATAATTCATTAGACAATTTAAGATGGGTAACTCGTTGTGAAAATAGAGCAAATAGAATTACCAAAGGTTCAGTTTATAGTTGGGTTCATAAAAAGAGAGGTAAAACTTATTGGAAAGCAACATATGCTATTGAAAAAGGAAACATTAAGCAAAAAAGTTTTAATAATAAGGAAGATGCAGATAAATGGTTAGAGAATATTAAATCTTTATATCCAAGACTATAATCAGCAGAATACACGAGTAATACTATTAATATTTGCACTCATAGTAGAAATTTGTTTAGGAATAATAGTAGTTTAAATAATTGATGCAGTTCAATAAATTAATCACAAATTAAGTATAATATAAAAATTTAAATATACTCTTATATTATATGTTAAGCAATTTTCAGATAATGAATTTAGCAGAAAAAATGAACATGCCGATAGAGCGTATCTGTTTTAAAAATGCACTGTCAGAAGAACCATTAAAGTACAATATTGGATACATAATAAATTCACAAGATGATAAAGATGAAGAAACTGGTAAAGATAATGTAGGTTCACATTGGACTGCGCTTTATGTAGCAAAGACAAAAGACGGACGCATTGAACCACTTTACTTTGACAGTTATGGAATCGCCCCTGCCGAGGACATAAAGAAATTCGTTGCTCCTCATTACCTATCATATTTAACAAAAGATGTACAGTCGCTCATGGCGGACTGTTGTGGATTTTATGCATTAGCATTTATATATTTTGTGAGCGTATCTCATTTTAGAACTGGAAACCTGTATCAAGATGGTGAGACGTTTATCGATTTATTTGATGACCTCAATAAGTCGACGGATTGGAAAAAGAATGAATGGATATTGTCCCAGTTCTTCCAAGCAAAGGATCCAAAACTAAGAAAAGAAATAGATGTCTTTGGTCAGGGAAAATTAGCAGAGGAACAAAATGAAAATGTGGAGCGCATACCTATTTAAAGTGCTATGCGTTACTAGTTATATAGTTTAGAATGCTCGAAAAACAAACAATAATTAAACAATAGTTAAGTATTCGATATATATTTAATGATTTAAACAATACTTAAGTATTAACTATTGTTTAAAGCATAATATGGTAAGCAACTACTAAAATAAAATATTTTTATTACGCAACTGCTATGAGTTTAAACATAATATCTATATCTTATGCTTAATTTTTGATTAATGGCGTTAAATAATATGCATTTTAAGCATCTGATAAAGATTTAAACATAATATTTATAGATTATGCTTAATAGTTAACTAATCCAGTTAATTTGCTTTTTGCTTATCTTTTACTTTATCATGATAGTACTGCTTTGCTCGCAATCTTAGTCGATCTTTATTTGCCTGATAGTACTGCTTTTTTTTAGAACTGTCTATTGTATATTCGTCTCTGTGATGTTTTAATATGTCTTCTCTATGGTCTTTGTAGTATTGACATTTATCTGCAAATGACCGCTTACCAATATTTGAACCCAAAAGTTCTTTGAAGTATTGCTCCCGTTTTTCTAGTTCTCTTTTAGAATTACAGCAGTACTCTTCAATTACTTGAACGACAAAACTATTCCAACCACCATGCAATCGCATTAGTTTATATACTTCTAAATTATATCTAGGAGATGCTACATTTTGACAATCACTCTTATGGAGATGTTTTCTCATATAATAGTTAGTAGTTGAACCCACATACGAGAACAAAATGTCAAAACTTTTGGGAACAATTTGGTATATGACAGATTTGTGATATACATTTTCAAATTCTTGATTTTTTCCCTCAATTACCTCAACTTCCATTGTATATAATATAGTAATATATATAAAATACTTAATTAAACGATTAATATAAATTTAAAATATAATCTAAGTATATTAAATGGATTTAAAGGAAGTCATTAGAAAAGCAAGACCTACTTTAAGCGAAAGTAGTATCACAACTTATAATAGCATCTTAAAAAATCTATATAGAAAAATATTTGGAGACAAAGAGATTAATCTAGATGATTTTGAAAACAGCAGTACAATTTTAAAACATTTAGAAAACACAGAACCGAATAAAAGGAAAACCATTCTGTCAGCGTTAGTAGTAATCTGCAAAGACCCTAAACCATATAGGTCGCTAATGTTGACTGACATTAAAGACTACAACAATGAAATTAGCACACAAGAAAAAACAGACGACCAAAAAGAGTACTGGATTGAACCGAACCAACTCCACAGCGTATTTGAGAAACTCAAGAAAGAAGCAGACTATCTTTATAAAAAGAGCGACCTGACCATGATCGAGTTGCAAAAGATACAAAACTATATTATTATCGCACTGTTTCACCTCATACCGCCAAGGCGAGCGAAGGACTACTGTGATTTTAAAATCAAAGCAATAGATAAAGAGACTGATAATTGGTTTGATGAAAAGAATAACGAGTTGTCATTTGCCTCGTACAAGACTGCTAAATTTTATGGTATTCAAAAAATTCAAATTGATAAGGTTATGAAAGCAATTCTTAAAAAATGGATTGCGATTAACCCAAGCGAATACTTATTGTTTGACAGCAATCATAAAAAATTGTCGCCAGTGAAACTTAATCAGCGTCTCAATAAAATCTTTGGAAGTGAAAAAGGGATGAGCGTAAATTCATTGCGTCATTCTTTTTTATCGAATAAGTATCAAGACAGTATTAAAATGAATGAAGACATAGCAAAAGATATGACTGATATGGGGTCAAGCATTGCTCAATCTAAGACATATATTCAAAAAAGTGAATAAAAGTAGGAACCTATGATGTTCAATATCTCTGCCCGTGTTTTGAAAGTGTTTTTATAGAATTATTTCTAAAATATAAAAATAGATATGACTATTATTATGCATGTTATTATTATGCATGCATACCATATTAATTATAGATATATATATTAAAAGCATATAGAAAGATTTTTATAAGTTATCTTATATATAAATGGAGCAACCTACTCTTAGTACCGCCGAACGACACTATCAGAATGTTAAGAAAGCAGTTAAAAAGTATCAATCGAACCACCGTGACGCTTGCAGACAGCGCTCCAAACAATGGGTGGATAACTTAAAAAATGATCCAGAAAAGTACCGACAGTATTTAGATGAAAAAAGAGAATACATGAGAAGAGCGAGACAAACCAAAAAGGAGACCGCAGTATGCACTGATGAAGACAAAGGATGTAATGGTTGTAATGAGTCTCATATGTAAAATAAATTTTATTTTGATTTCGAATTAAAATAAAATTGAAATATTTTAGAAAACTTTTTAACTCTTCAAATTATAAATTATATATATATACAAATCAATTTAAATATAACATAATATTATATATTAAAATGAACCAAACAAAACATACCCCTTTAAGCGAAATGCAAATTAAATATGATACAAGTATCTGTTCAAACCCCAAGACGATAAACGCTCTTGGTTTTATTGACTTATTAGAATCACTTAATTGCTATGAAATCATACCCGATGATGTGAAAGTCAAACCGTATTTTGATATTGAAATTAAACCAAAGCACTGCATAGATGGGCAACAGTATAATGATGACTACGCTTTTGTTTTGAATGAAGCAGTTAAAGAACTCAAAGTTCACTTCCCTAATGCGACATTGTGTTATCTGAATGGATCAAGTCCCTCTTACATCTGCTGTAACGAAGGTATTGAGAAATGGATTATTTCATTACATATTGTTATTTCAAATTATAAAATTTCAAAAAAGAAATGTTTATCTATTGTTAATCAAATGAATAAGCGACAGCATAATTTGTCTTATGCAGTAAATGACAAGTTTCAATTATTTGACAATACTGTTTACAAACCAAATAGTAAAATGAGATGTGCTTTTGCAAATAAATCTCATTATGATTCAACGACATGTAAACTTACAGTAGAACAAAATAGACCGTTAATCCTAGAATGTGGAACCAAAGAACAGAGCATAATTAGTGCGTTCTTTGATGAAGGATTTATAGAGATACCAGATGATGATGAAATCATATGTCCCCCCCTAAAAAGTATTCCAAAAATCCAGTGCAATACAGAAAATGAAATGTTTGTTGAAGTAGCATTAAAAAATGGGTTTTTAAAAAATCATACTACTCGAAAGGAGTGGATAAATATGGGTTGTGCGTTACATCATTCTATTGGTGGAGATGCTGGACTCAACTTATTTGATTTATATTCACAATGTTATCCATCCTACTATGACTATGATGGTATGATTAAAACTTGGGATTCACTCCGTGATGTCAATGAAGCAAATAAGAAACCAATCACAATAGCGTCAATCCACAAAATGTGCAAGGACGAAGATATTGATAAATATAAAACCGTTATAACAAAAGTAAAGCAATTGATTAAAGAACAGCAAAATATTCAACTTAAATCCACAATTGACTTGAAATTAACATATACTGAAATGAAGAAAGAATTTGAACTCACTCATTTTAAAATTATTGATATTGCAAGTTTTGCGACTATTCAAGTCAATGGTGATTTGAATATTCAATCACGAAGTAATTTTTTAACATCATTTGAGCATTTACGATTTGATAAAGTTATTAAAAATGAAGTTGTGTCTACCGGGTTTGTTCTCGAGTGGATTAAAGACCCTACTATGAGAACATATAAATCTACTGATGTATTTGCACATGATGAAGTATGTCCAGATAATATTTATAATTTATGGACTCCATTTGCAATGGAAAAAGTAGAGCATTGGGAACATAACCAGTCTGGACTTGATGAGATGAGAAATCATATTTTGATATTATGTAACAACGATAAAGCGGTCGCTAATTATCTTGAATTATGGATCGCCCAAATGATACAATTTCCTAGCACAAAAACCATATGCCCAACTCTAATTTCAAAACAAGGAGCAGGAAAAGGTACATTGATGAAGTTGCTTATAGAAATGCTTGGCGAATCAAAGGTTTTAAATGAAATGTCAAATCCATCGAGAGATGTGTGGGGGAATTTCAACTCTCTTATGAAACAAGCATTCCTTGTTAACATAGATGAACTTTCCGGAAGAGATAGCAAAGAAGCATCGGGACAAATTAAAACATTGATTAAGTCGAATACAATAACAATTAATGGGAAAGGGCAAACTCCAATTATCATTAAATCAATACATAGAATTATGAACACTACTAACAGTCAAGACCCAACAACTATAACAAAAGATGATAGACGAAACTTTGTCGTTAGATCAAGTGATATACTATGTAAAAACACCGCATATTTTGATAAAATACATGCATCATTAAAAGATGTCAATGTAGTCAGAACTTGTTATGAGTACTTCAAGAATATGGAAGGTGCATCCAATTTTAATTCTATACCAATTCCGCATACTGATTATCATAAAGAAATGAGCGAATTAAGTATTTCGCCAGTTGAATCGTTTTTAAAAAATTATACAATGCAATGGTTTGATAAGACTAAAAGTGAATCATTAAATACAGTGGAATTATCATCTAATGCATGTTTTGATTTATTCAATGATTGGAAGTTTAAAAATCAAGTTAATTATGAAGTTAATTCATTAAAGTTTTCAGTACAGTTATCAAGACTCAAAATTTCTGGAGTTGAAACAGTGAAAGGAAGGACGTGTAATTCAAAAGTATTTAATTTATATAAAATGGCGACGCATTTTGAATTATAAATGAAAGTCGAACAGAGGAGGGTAGGAGGGTGGATAGTTATTTTAAAATTAATCTATAAAATATATAAATTATTAAAATTTTTATATTTTTATTTTTATAGATTAATTTCGGTTTGACCCTCCACACTCTCCACACCCTCCACATTATTGTTGTGGTCTTATTTTATTATGATATATATCTATTATTGTTATCTAAATAGGTAAGAAGATGAATAAGACTAGAAAAATGTTTAAAAATGCTGTTGTGGAGGGTGGTGGAGGGTGGTCTTAAAAGGTGGAGGGTGGTTATCAATGATTTTGTAATCATTTAAACTGTTCTGGATCTAAGTACTCCGTGAAGTTATGACGATACCTCTTCATGTGATCGTTCTCGTCACAGTTAATCAATAAGAAATTGAATTTATCCTTGGTAGCGTACTCGTACATTTTCAGTAACTGCTCTTTATCAACGCCAACTGAGAATTCAC